GCATTTAATGAAACATTTAATGCGTGCTATCTTGTCCAATAAGACTGGTCCTTCTTCTAATTGCTGTTTAGCTCTCTCATATACGCGTCTCTTCTTTCCTTTGTAACGCATAATGAACTCATCTCTTGTTAAGGGCTCCTTACACTCTCGACGTCTCTGCATACGCAACATCCTCTTGCGAAACTTACTGCAGATCTGCCGGACAAATTTCCTACTTTTGGGCATGGGTATTTCTTTGCCACCAAGAGTGAAGACTCTTGAGTACAAAGCATGCTCTATAGTGTTAATGTCGGTGTCAGGGTGTGGCATATCTATGGATTTCTCTCCCAATAAGTGATAAATTTTCTTCTTTTGGGGTTTTGGCTGCCCAGAATTCGTTCTATGGTAGTATCCACCACGGTTTAGCGCCGCTTGACGAACATCTGCAGCCACAGATGTTCTAACTACCGTAACGAACCCTAGGCCTCCTCAGCTAGACCCAGATAGAGATGCGGCAATGCGGTTGTTCATTGCAACGAACCGCTTGTACCACTTCTCCTGGGTAAGCTGATGTCTTATCAAATCATTCCTAGTTGGTATGAAGAACATGTAGACGGCATTCATTTGAATGTCGTAGAAGTCTTCTCTTCGTACTAATTTGACTTCTTTGTCATCAGTGGATCTTAAGTGTTTAAATGTGCGCTGGATCCATGTTCTGACTCGTTCTACGTTCTCATCTGTGCGTTTTAGCATACCATAGTTGTTTCTCGCCAACATCATTAGGAAATAAGATAAGTGGTGGACCTTAAAAGTTCCTGGTCCACGCAAGTTCAAAGCCACCTCCCGCGAAGGAGCATGATCTCTTCCATCTGTGGGAATCTCACCATCGGGATGGTGGTACTGCACGTAGCAATCCCCGTTTACAGAAGTAATCATCAATCTTGTAACACAAGAATTTTCCAGCAAATCATCGAGTCGATCAATTTTACTTTGTCGCTCAACAACCCGCGGGTGTGAGTGACCAGAAAAAGTTGAATCAACTGCTTGCACTATTCTGTGTCCAAGTCGTCTTGTGGCTCGTTTGAACGATTTATACCGGCCAGCATCCATCCTGTAGTCAAGAGGATGGATCTGATGCCCAACAACAGTATCCGCCGTTGTTACCGGTAAAGGGGTTTCTGCCCCTGTAGAAGAATTATCATCAAAAATAGTAATTTGTTCATTTTGAACTTTATCCAAATAAACCTGAACGATTTCTTCAAACTCAAACGCTTTGTTTCCGTCCTTCAGCGCGAGTTTGATGTAATGTTCAGGATTAGAAGCGACCAACTGCTGTAATGCGGTCATGCATTCAAAAATGTCGGACGAAGGCAATGACTTCCAAAGAGCCGGTTTTGCCTTTTCCACAGCAGCGGTTTTGTTCTGTTTGTTGTTTACATTGTTTTGTTTAGGATTATTACCATTTTGGTTCTTCTTATTGTTGTTTTTCGTTCTAATACGTCGGGCAGCATTAGAACGTTTATCCTGAGGTCCGCCCAAAGACCTATCACCTTCATTGTGAGCCTGATCATTATTTGCACTTTGGATCATGGTAGAAGGTTGTTAGGATTTGTTTTCCAGCTAAAAGCTGAATGTCGCTACATTGCTAAAGATTTAAGCCTCTCATGGGGCCGTGTTCATCAAATACTAGTCGGTAACAAGTCCAGCTCATTAATTTTCAAATGATGTAGATTCTACGGACTCACCATCTCCCGCATAGTTGCGCTTTCCAATCACACCTCTCACTACCACTTCGGGGCACGAGACTGATGATTGTACTTCTGAACAGAGCTAATTAGATGACAGTGAACACTGGGTATGCTGCCCGTGCTCTTGCTAGCCACGTCTGGCGTGGTTCGGGACACACGTTGACAATCCTCTTATGGTCACTATAAGTTTCTCTACACCACCGATCCTTAGAAACTCGTATCCTACCAAAGTACTAAAATTCCACTAACTTTATACGTGGTTTAACGGTTATTAAAATTACAGGCAATACAACCTTGACGATGCTTT